ATGCAAATGGAATTTTGACAAGAGCTAATCCTAATGCAAGCAATAATCTTGAAATTATCATTTCTAATAGGATTCAAGGAACAACTTCTACTGTGGGAGCTGTGACTAGTCCTATTATTACATTTACTCCTACAGTAATCGGAACATATGCGATTGAAATTAGAGTGTCAGCATATAACACTACTTCAACACTAGGAGCGGGATATAGCATTTTTGGAACAGCAAGATTTGACGGCGCAAATTCAAATCTTTGTGGAACAGCGGATAAAATTGTAAATGAAGAAGGAGCTATGTCTTCTGCTAATTGTACATTTACAGTTTCAGGAGCAGATATATTAATAAATGGTGTGGGATATGCTGCACAAACAATTAATTGGTCGGCCGTGGGATTATATACTTTTATGGGGGCATAATGGCTGGTTTTGAAAATGATATTGTATTTGCTTTAAATGGAGATTTTACACAAGCAGATAATCAAGCACCTGTAGAAGCAAATGGGTTAGTGACTGACGGGGATTTGTGGATTGGATCAACTGCATTAAATGCAGGATCTACCCATATTAATGTAGGGAATATTACTTCTCCAGGTGGAAGTATAACAGTTGGATATTCTTCTCCAAATATTACTATAGATGTGGCAGGAGGTGGAACTGCTATTGAACAAATTACAGTGGATAATTCTACCGTTCCCGGTACAAATCCTGTATTGCCTTTGACTGGAAATGTAACAATTACAGGTGGACAAGTATCTAATGCTTCATTAGCCAACGTAATTCAAACTCATTCTGTTGCTGCAAATTCGTTTGCGATTCAAATCCAAAGAGCAACAACAGCAGCAGCCACAGATAGTACAAAAAATGGTGTTTCTCACTTTAATTCAGCTCAATTTACAGTAGATGCAAATGGTTTTGTAAGCACATCCGGAACTGGTGTTCCAAATACTATTACCGGAGATAGTGGAGGTGCACTTAGCCCAGCAGCTGGAAATTGGAATGTTTTGGGGCTGTCTGGAAGCAAAACTTCTGGATCAGGTTCAACTCTTACAGTTAAAAGTCCTCCATTTTCTCAAGTTGGTGCTAGTGCAACAAGTTCTTTAAATACTGGTGAATTTGTAACGGCAGCTGTTACAAGAACATTGCCAGCATCAGTTGGACTTGCGGATGGTGATTTATTTATATATGTTTGCACAACAGCAGGAGCACTTGTTATTCAATCAGTAGGTGCTCAAAAGATTAGATTAGGAACTTCTATAACAGCGGCTGCTGGTGCGATTACTAGTACAGCCATAGGTGACTCTATTACACTTAGATTTAATGCTACTGATGGTTTCTTTTATGCAGTTTCTTCAATAGGAAATTGGACGTTCTAATGACAACAAATAATTCAGCAAATATACCTACCGGATCAAGTGGAAAGTTTGCTCAAGGACAAGGAGCAGGAGTTGCACTTAATTTAAGTACAGCAACATATCCCTCCACTGCAACAGGAACAGGAAAAATATTAAGAGCTGATGGTACAAATTGGGTCCCTTCAACGGCCACCTATCCTGATACTTCCGGGACAAGTTCAAATGTTTTAACATCTGATGGAACAAATTGGATTTCATCTCCTTTTAGCGGAAATGATGGAATTACAACTGTTTCGGGATCTTTAACTAATGCTCAAATCAAGGCACTTCATGGAACTCCTGTTTTATTTTTAGCTGCGCCAGGTGCAGGAAAAGTAATTAGAATTGTTTCAACAGTTGGAAAAATGAATTATGGCGGATCCAATGTATTCACGGCAGGATTAAGTCAAACAGTTTCATTGTATTATGGTGCTCCTACTACTTCCATTAGTCAATTAGTTGGAAATGCTCAAATTGTTGCTTCAAGTACCCAAATAGTAGGAGCAAGACCAGAATTTTTTGCAACTTCTACTGGTTCATATGCAAATGCAGCCAATCAAGCTGTATATATATATAATCCAATTGCGACAGAAATATCTGGAAATGCAGCTAATAATAATACTATAACCTATAGTATATCTTACCAGGTAATAACAATTCCTTAGGAAAATAATGCCAACAAACAATTCAATAAATTTAGTGACAGGTACTGCTTCTAAGGTAGTTCAATCACAAGGAGCTGGTGTTGCATTAGGATTAACAACAGCAACATATCCCTCCACTGCAACAGGAACAGGAAAAATATTAAGAGCTGATGGAACTAACTGGACTCCAACTACAGCAACATATCCAAACACTTCTGGATCTAATGGAAATTTAATGACATCTGATGGAACAAATTGGAATTCTTCAACAGCTCCAACAGGATCGGGAATTATAACTGTCACAGGAAATTTAACAAATTCTCAAATTAAAAATCTTCATGCAACCCCAATACAGATTATTGCAGGTCAAGGATCAGGAAGCGTTATTCGTATTATTACTGCTGTTGGAAAAATGGTATATGGAGGAACGAATGTATTTACAGCCGCAGCTTCTCAAACAATTAATTTATATTTTGGAGCAGGCACAACAAGCATTTGGGTAATTCCTATCTTAACAAATGCTATGATTGTAGCTAATTCTACACGTATCGCATCAATAACACCTACAAGTTTAGCTTTTGGTAGTACTGTATTTTCAGCAATAGATAATCAGGCAGTATATTTATATAATCCAATCGTTACTGAAATATCTGGGAATGCTGCCAATGACAATACAATGAATTGGAGCATTTCTTATCAAGTGATTACAATTTAGGAAAATATGGTAACAAATAATTCAGCTGATATACCTACTGGAATAAGCTCAACAATATTACAAGCTCAAGGGGATGGAGTAGCACATGCATTAAGTACAGCAACATATCCATCAACAGCAACAAGTACCGGAACAATTTTAAGAGCTGATGGTACAAATTGGGTCCCCTCAACGGCCACCTATCCTGATACGGCAGGTACAGCAGGAAATGTCATGACATCTAATGGCACAAATTGGACATCTGCCACTGCTCCTGCATCTTCTGGTATTTTAACTGTTAGTGATACTTTAACCAATGCTCAAATTAAAGCTCTTCACGCCACTCCAATACAAATTATTTCTAATCCAGGAGCTAACGCAGTCATAAGTATACTTTCTGCCGTTGGAACTTTGAATTATGGTGGTACAAACGTATTTACAGCCGCAGCTGGTCAAACAGTTCGACTTTATCTTGGAGCAGGAACTACAAATATTGCATCAAATGCTCTTGTTCCAAATGCAATGCTAATATCTAGTTCGAGTCAAATAAGTGCATTAGAACCACAAATTTCAGATACTTCTACTGTCTATTCAGTAGTAAGTAATCAGGCCGTATATTTATATAATCCATCAGCTACCGAAATAAGTGGAAATGCAGCTAATGATAACACAATTTCATACAACGTTACTTATCAAATTATAACTATTTGAGGAAAAAATGCATAAAAAAATAATGAAAAAAGCCGCAACAGCTTTAAAAAAAGATGCAGCACATTATGCTAAAGAAGCTAAACATGCGACTGGAAAGCATAAAAAAGAAGAAAAAGTGGAAAGAAAAGAAGCTATGAGTGCTGCAAAAGATCTTTCCAAGAGAGCTAAAAAAGCTCACGAGTACTAGAAATTCGGTGATGTAAAGCGGCTTTACATCACGGTTTTACAGACCACCAACACTCCACGTTCTATTGATGTCTTTTTTTTCCATTACGGTGGGAAACACCAAGAGTATGTCCCAAAATCCCACTTCATCTTTAAACCGAATTCGGTTCCCCGTCTTTATTTTAGGATCAACGTCAGTCCATGTAACTCGCTTGATGTTGTCTTTTTCAACAACAATTTGTTGCATTTTCATCTTTTTTTCCTTTGCATTGTGGTAAAATCTAACACTTCTGCTTTAGCTTCCAGTTTCTTTCTTAAGAAATCAAGTTCATCCTGTTGCTGGTTAAACTTAGACTCAAATTCTTTTTTTAATGCATCTAACCTTGAAAACAAGCCTCTTCGAACATTTGTAAGTTCTTTTTTCACTAAATTTAGCTCTTGTCTCGTAAGTGATTCTTCATCATTTGATTCAAAAAGATCAAATTGTATTGCATATGCCATATCAAACCTATTTGGGCATCTATTTTACTGATATGCAAAATTTATTGATACAAAAATGATTTTTTGATTAGATCGCGATATCACAAAAAAGGGATAAAAATGAAAGAAACATTCAAACAAAAAGATAAGATTAAGAAAGTAATGCATGAAGCTAAAGAAAATAAACTTCACAGTGGTTCAAAAAAAGGCCCTATTGTGACCAATCCTAAACAAAAAATAGCTATAGCAATGAGTGAGGCGGGAATTTCTCGAAGAAAAAAATGACAAATGCAATTATTGGATTTTTTTTAATGCTTGCAATCCCATTACTAGTTGTTTTTTTAGCATATATTTTTATTTTTAATATTGTAAAAACTGACACAAATGTTAATGCGTCAGATTTTTTAAATATCACATGCTTTGATGAGGTTGATTTAGAAATTTCTCTAATAAAGCCGTAAGAAATACCCCTAGCTGATTCTAGGGGTATTTCTTTTTATATTGTCAATTTTTTTATAAGATCTTCAACCTCAATTAGTATTCGATTGATTATTTCATCCTCATTATTTTTTTTATATAATGATAATGAAACATATATACGGCTCAAGGATGAAACTCCTTGACCTAGTTTAAAACCTATTGAAAGTACATCATAATCTTGATTCATGATATAACTCTCTTACTTTTCCATGTGTTAAAATACTGAAGGAATTCTTTATCATCCTTAAATCTTTCTAAGGTTTGTTCAGCATTTCTTTTCCATCGTTTAGAATAAGCAAAAAGATATTCAACTACTAAATCATGATCGGAATCATCAAAAAATTGAGCATAATTTTCGAAAGATTCTTTCATTTTTGCTTGTTGAGCTTCAATTTCTTTTGGATCTAACTCGATTTCATTAATTTCTTCAATTTTTATTTCATCTGGTTTTTTTGCCTGCGCCATTTCATCATCTGAGTATACTCCAGACATTTCGGCAGGAAAAGCTCTTCGAAGAGCTAAACATTCTGCACATTTAGCAAGCATTAAATGAGGCATTTTATTCCAAAATGTATTTCTACCATTGTATTCCTCATTAAATGCAGTTGCTGAAATATCGTGCCAAGTACCGTCAGGAGTCATTTTTTTAACTGTTGCTGTAGCTGAAATAAGCTTACCATTGGAATCATAAACATATGAAGGTTCTTTTCCTGGAGAATATCTACATGTTCTTTCAGCAATTAATCTAAGACCATCAATTGCAGTTTGAATAGTTCTTTGTCCGCCTCTTGGAATAGAATAAATCTGTTTCATAAACGGATCTAAACCAGTTTTTATACATACATGTAAAAATAATTGTAGCTCATTGTCTGTTGCACCTTTGCAAACAGTATCTTTTAAAAGCTTGATTTTATCTTGTGAAAAGTCGCATAATGACATTTGAGTAAGTTCATCTTTCATAGAATCTCCCTATATTTTTTGTTAGGTCCCACTCATTCCTGTGAGTGGGATTTTTATAAATAGTCTAAATGAATTTCTTGATCTACTTCTTTAAAGAAAAATTTATAACATTCAAGGATTTTAAGAAACATATCCATATTTTCTACGTATGTGTAAACTTTTGGATATTTTCCTGTTTTATCTAACTTAATAAATTCAATCCTAGAAATATTATAACCATTTTTTTTACACATGAAGGAATAAGCAGATGCTTGAATTGCCCAAGTTTTGCTTTCTTTTGCAGGTGTTTTATAATCTACAAGCACAAGGTCTTCTCCATCTCTATATATGGAGTCTATAAGACCTGTGATCATTAGTTCATTTTCATAGAATCTTTTAGCAGCTGGTAAGAAATCCTTACCAGCTGCCCACTTTTCATAAGATTCTATGTATCCGATTGCTATTTCAGGAACATTTTCTTTTCCGAATCCTTGTTCTATTCCTTCAATAATTTCATGGACTAATGTGCCACGATTTCCAGCATTTTTTAAAACATCTGGATTGATATTAGATAAACCAGAAAAAGGAGACAGAATATCTGTCACCCTCAAATATCCTGGTTTAATAAAATGATCCATACTCTTCTTCTTCTAATCTTTCTTTGTATAAAAGATCTCTCATGAGTTCAGAATCATCTGTAAGTGCTGCAATATGCTTTTCATTTAAGAAAAGTTGATCTACAATTTTCATCGCTTCAGGCAAATCGTTTGAATATCCGAATGCAATTGTTGACGCAATTTCTTCGGCATAACTAGGATGGGCAAGTGTGTAAAACCGTTTTACAGCATCTGTTTTAAACTTGTCCATTTCTTTTTCAATATAATTTACATATTGATATCTTTCTTGGTAGTAATAATCATTTACCATTTGATTAGGATTAGAAAATCCCATTATTCACCTCCTATTAGGATAAAGAAGAATGATGATCCAATAATCAACATCATTGAACCTATTGCTTCGAATGTTTCTAATACATATTCCTTATTCATGTTTCTCCTTGACGATAACGGTTTATCTAAGTTATCGTTATATCTAAAATATACACGCTCGTGTATTTTATGTACACAATAAATAACAAAAAAACCAAATAAAATAAAATCTATGAATCTGAAAAAATACTTTCAAGTGGTAGATACCACACCTATGGCTTTTTCTAGAATATGTGAACTACACCCAGCTTTGATATACAAAATTCTTTACGGAAATTGTAGGATTGATGTTAAGACAGCTCTTTTAATTGAAAAGATGACAAATGGGGATGTTTCTTTACTAGAGCTTTGTGATAATGAATTTCTGGAAAAAATTAAGAGACTGAAAAGTCCATATAGAAAAATTCGAAAGGTGTCATAGGAATTCTCTAGGATTTTATTTTATACTTAATTAATGTTGGATTCATCCTAATTCAGGGAGAATTTTTCTGAATTACAAAAGAGAAAAAAATAGCTAGAGAAATTAGTCCTTCTCTAGCCGGGATGTTTGGGAAACATCGATGTGATTACAACCACATAAAGAATGTGCCATCACAATATATATTTTCCGAATTTCTTGCAAACAAAAAAAGAAATTAAAGGAACATATATGTCTTCCAATCAAATTCAAAGTAATTATTATGCAATTATTCCTGCAAATGTCAGATATTCCAAAGATCTAGAGCCTAATGCAAAACTTCTTTATGGAGAGATAACGGCTCTTTGTAATCAAGAAGGATATTGCTGGGCAAGCAATCGTTATTTTTCTGAACTTTATGATGTTGATGAAACAACTATTCAAAGATGGCTAAAGTCTTTAAAAGAAAAAGAATTCATATGGGTAGAAGTAGAAAAACAGGGAATGAAAACAAAAAGAAAAATTTGGATTTCAGATACATTTAAAAAAATGTTTACGACACCGCAAAAATGCAGCCCTCGACACCGCAAAAATGCGGCCCTCGACACCGCAAAAATGCGGCCCATAATAATACAATGTTCTAATACTACATCTAAGAAGAAACAACAACAGGAGCCGATAGGCTCCAAGGTCTGCGACGCTGCTGTTGCTTTTTTTAAATGCATAGAAGAAATAGGACTCAATGATAAGGAAAAACGCAGTCTTATGAAATACCCCGAAGATGAAGTTAAGAAAGCTGTTGAATTTGCCACTCATCCGGAAACGAAAATCAAAACAACACTGATCAAAACCATTATGTGGGCATTGAAAGAGAAACCTGATATTCCAAAACTTGTTGATGAAGAAGAAAATTATGATCATGCCTCTTCAGCTGAATATTTTTTGAGTTCTAAACACTGGAATTTTGAAGCTATCAGCAAGAAAGCAATCATTTTTTCTAAGAACCCCAATGATACGACACAACATGAAATTAAATATTCAGACCCAAATTTTAAAGAAAAATGCGAAAAACTTCTTAATCAATGTGGGTTCAAGAAAAACAAGTCATGAAAAAACGAACAAGGACCCCTTTAGAAACATATAAAATAAGAATGGCAGTGCGTAGGGCAATCTACAAAAGAAAACGTCTTAAAACGGCTTTATTGAAGGATAAACAATGCTACTTATTTCTTTTACAGCACCGATAGAAGTTGTCAGTGAAGCTAATAGATCAGAACATCATATGATTTCTTACAGAAGACACAAGAAACAAAAGAAAAAGATATATGCCTATAAGAGCCAATTATCTCTTTACAGAGATATGTCTTTAACCATAAAATTGGTCAGAATTTCGAGCCGAAAATTAGATGCACATGACAATTTAACTACAGCTTTTAAATATGTTGTAGATGCTATAGCAGATATTCTTAATCCTGGTAAAGCAGCTGGAAGAGCTGATGATTCTCCATTGTTTAAATGGGAATATGATCAAGAAAAAGGAAATGTTAAAGAAAAATTAATTAGGATAGAAATTTATGGAAATGAAGCTTAACCCTAAAATGTTAAAAATTTTAATGAATTTATTTCCTGACAGTGAACCTGAGATTAGATATCAACACATGGGCAATTCTGGTAAACAAATAATTGAAGATTTAGAATTTTTAGAAAAAAAAGGGCGCTGTTGTTGCACCAGCGCCCAGTCTTCAACTAACCCTTAAAGAAGGCTAATGTAAACTTATGAAAATTCAAAATTTATGTAAAGATAATGGTTATGAATGGAAAATTCTACCTCACATTGTATAAAATGTGATAGATGCAGCTACGTTATCTTTAAATGGATTGGAAAATCTACAATGACTTTTGGTCCTATGTTTGATAGGAAATGCATAAATTGCACAAAAAGTATTATAATGTGTACGAAAAAGCATAAAGAAAATGGCTAACTTTATATTATTTAACTGCAAAAGATGCAATGGTTCGTTCACTAGAATTCTTAAAAAACAGAGATATTGTCATAAGTGTACTCAAGAAATTCGAAAAGAAAACAAGATGAAAAAGAAACAAGGTAAATGATGTGCGGTGAATGCAATTGGCCATTAAAGCTTGATAACGAAGATAGAGATGCTTTTTTGGAAGCTTTGAAAAATCCGCCTGAACTTAATGATAAGTTTAAAGAAACATATGAAAAATATCATAAAAAGAAGATGAATCTGGAAAATGATTGAGATTGGACTGCTGATATACATTTGCTATATCCTTAACAGGATTAAGTTGAAAATCAAGGAGTGAATGATGGGAAAAATATTTGATTTCATAACTCAAGCTGAAGAATTTAAGAAGACTGATAAATACAAAGAAATTCCAGATCATTTGAGAGATTTCTTCAATGAAGAAATTGGAAGATTTAAAGTTATAAAGGAATTGGTCGAAAAATGTTCATAAGTATTGAAAAAAGCGTACGGATTTTCCACAATGGTCCACAATCAGGTGTCCGGGAATTCCGGATAACTGAAAAAAGACATAAGATATATTATCAGACGTTAATTTCTAGATACTAAACACGGATTTAAGTAAACATGAATCGTGAGCAAAAATTAGCGATTGCAAAGATAGCCTACAAGCAGATCAAAGCGGCTATTGATAATTTTGAAGACCAAAATGGACTCCAGATTTGTGCTCATTGGGATGAATGCATTAGTGTAGATGATGAATTGTTTCACAGTGATGAAATGAGAGAAGAAACTTAGGGCATGTATATTCAATTGGTAGAACATCGGACGGATTTATTTTGATGATGTGGGATGATGATAATTTAAAATACGAAAAATATTTGGTTTTTGATTCTATTGTTAAATTTAATGAAGTTTTCGAGGGAAAAAATTCGGCATCCATATCTATAAGAGAATTGCATGATTTTATTGATGAGTTTTTTGAAAAAAGGGATTTAGTTTAAGATGAAATTAGATGAAATATGGGAACATTCACGATATGAATATACGCAATTATGCAATTGTGGAATAAAGCATGAAATTTTAACTCAATATTATGATTCTCCAGAATATGAGACAGACATTTATGTTTTGTGTAAATGTGGGGAATATATTCATTTCGTTTTACCAGTAAATTAATTTTTTTAAAAAAGTGGTATTTATTGAAAGAAATTCAGAAACTACTAATCGTTACAAAAATTTTTACTCTAAGTGTTCTGAATGCAAACATAATTTTAAGTCAAAATGTACAAGGTCTAAGTATTGCTCAAAACAATGCAAAAGTAGAGTTGAAAGCAGAAAAAGAGAAAGAAAGTTTCATGAAAGAATTTGCTTACTGTGTAAGAAAACATTTAAAACAAGATCAGATACAAAAAGTAAATGCTGTTCTCATAGATGCGGTTTAATCTATTTCTTCAGTAAGATTAAAGGGGATAAATCCCCTTAAGTTATTTTCCAATCCCATTGTGCCACAGTTCTAGCTATGATTGCATCTCTTTGATCATTTGTTATTTTTCCACTTTCAACTTCTGGCTTTAATTCTGCCCAGACTTGATATTCAACTTGTGTCTTGAAACTATTCATAATATCTTTGGTGTTTTTCTTAACAGCATCTAATCCATGAGCCTGAATGCTGTCATCACCTGCTGTTATCACTTCTTTGTAAACTTCTTTGGCTTTTTCAATTATGTCTTTGCAATACTGAGTGTTTATTATCAAATCATTTTTGCAAAATGTTCCATTTTTGTAAGGAGATTCAATATGATCATCATCTCCAACTCCTAAAGATGCAATATATTCTTCAATAGTATCTTTATCATAGGTTTGTCCATCCGGAGCAAGCATTGGAATAGCACAAATGTCTTGGGATATAGGACAGATAAAATCTTCAAATTCTTTTCGTCCATTTATAAAATTTTTGAATATAGGATAAACTTTGTTAATGATGGCATCGGCTCTCCATTGAGTAAAATGGTCAGATATAGATATTTGAACTCTAATCTTTTTGTTTATACGATTTTTAAGTAATACTCCTCCTAATGCCATACCACCAAGAACTCCTAGTGTAGTACCAGGAGCACCACCAATGGGTCCAGCAACCCATCCTATTGATCCAATTCCACCTAGTATTACAGTGCAGATGGTCATGATTTTAGCATTCTTCAGTTTGTCGTGTTTGAGAACTTCGATCGTAGTGGTCTTTTTTACTAATTTAGCTTGATTAGCATGATCATTTTTATATGCCCTTACTCTTTGTCTATTTGCATAACCGCAATAAAGTCTAGCAGTTTTTTCTGCATCTCCTGATAGCTTGATTGAATCAAAAGGGATCAAAGTTTTTGGAATAATAACATCATAAAATTCAGGAAGCATTTGATGGTCTTTTTTCTTAGGAACTTCCTTTTCCGAAGAATGATGAGAGTATGAAGATATTGATACTGATCTTGGTGATGACATATTTACCTATTTTTGTGTTGATTTCCATCTATTAAATTCTATTCTTAATAAGACATCTTCTTTAAGTTTATCTGGGTCGACTCCATATTTTCTTAATGGTTCAAAGTCAAACATTTGATTAGTTGTATGTCTTTTAATGTTTGGAGGAGCGACATAATTCGAGGTTAAACTTGGATGATAAGGACTATCATATGGACATCTTCTTCCATGTTTTTCATCATACTTTTTCATTTTTGTAGCGGCTATTCTAACAGGAATAAATAAAATTCCTAATCCGATTGCATGGACTACATATCTAAAAAGTCTGTAGTTAGAAAATTCTTCTTCAAATTCAAACCTTTTCGAAGTTAAATCAGATTCCCATTTTATTCTATCTTGAATTGCATCAATAAATTTTGCTGTGTTGTCAGGCATTGAAAGTATTGGTATAAGATTAGTAATTTCAACAAAAGTTTTTTTTGGTTTGTTGATTAAATTTAAATCATACGCAAAAGCTTCAGTAAATAAGTGCCTTCTTAAACTTATATTTGACATTATATTCTCGTTCTTAAATGTTACCTTTGATCTTCTTTAAATGAAGAAGTCTATAATAATTTCGAATTTTATGGAATCATTTATTTGAACCTTTCTTTTAAAATATTTTCAATACATTCTTGAATTGTTGTGTTGTTTTCTACACAAAATATTTTAATTTTTTTGTGAATGTTTTCATCTACTCTTACGATGATGGTTTTCTGTGAGGATTTAGAAATATCCTGAGAGCCCATAAATTAACCTTTGATAATTTTTTATCAAGATAAAAAATTATCTCAACAATAATGTAAATTATTCAATATATCTGTTTAAAATAAAATACATATATATTAAACATAAGGAATGTTTATGTCTCTAAAAATTTTTGAAAAAATAAAGGAGTGGATCATGTGTAAAGAAGATGGTCATAAAAAAGATTGCTGTTGTTGTATCCAAGGACCTCAAGGACCTCAAGGAGTTCCAGGATTACAAGGAGAACAGGGAATTCAAGGCGTTCCTGGGCCACAAGGTGTCATGGGACCACAAGGTGTTCAAGGTGTTCAAGGTTTGCAAGGGCCTCCTGGTATTTGTGATTGCGATGATTGTCCAGATCGTCATGGATGCAAAGGTTATGCTAACGTTTATGGTTCTCCTCCTCAAGTTTTACAAGCTTTTGGAAATCCAGGAGATGCAGTATTATTCCAAGGTCAGAATTCTGTATCAGCAGGTGATTTTGATTTAACAATGATGGCACTTGATGGTTCTGTTAAGTTTCTTAAATCAGGTACGTATTCAATTAACTGGGGTGCTGAAGCCAAAGTTCAACCTCCTATTCCAGATCCTACTCCTTCATTTAGTTTTGGTTTGTGGGTGAATAATGTGTTAGTTCCTGGTTCAACTCTCTCAGGATACACACAAGCACCTAATGATGACACTCTTCATATTTCAGGTGAAGTTATCATTAATATTGTTGCAGGTGATGTATTGAAGCTTAGAAATGCTTCTTCACTAATCGTTGACATGTCACCAAATACAATTGGAATTCAGTTCCCCGTAACTGTTGCGTCTTTAAACATCCATTGCGTTAATTAATTGTTAGCGTTCCAGCCCGCTTCGTAGACTGGATTTCATAAATAAATACAAAAACTGAAAATTGATAAAAGTGATAGTAATGTTATATTTATTACTATTATCTTTATAAGACTAGTGACTTTCATTTTTTCTTTTGCATTCTTTTAAGATTAGCTGTTCGATCCAATGTTGCAAAGATACTAATTTTTCACATGCCGCAATTTTTGCGATGTGATGAATTTCTGGCTTAACCCTTATAATCGAATGTTTTTTTTCATCCATGTTTATGTGCGTAGCTCATTTTGTATTCTATTTCCTGACGTAAAAAATTTCTTTCGTAAAATTCTTCATAAAATTCGTATCCAGGACCATCCAAATTATTATGGCAATCTTTACAAATACAAACTTTTCCATCTATAGGATGATCGTAAAAACTATGAAACATATTTATGTCTAGTGTTCCCATACATTCATTGCATTCAAAATTCATTTTCTTGATTCCTCAATTTTGCACAATCGATTGTGAAAATCTTTCATTTCATCTTGAATAGCTCTTATCATCATATTGGTTTCATCCCTAAAAGATTCAAGTTTGCAATCCATGTGTCTATAATTGTTTCTAGATTCTGATCGATTCCAAAAGAAGCATCCAAAAACTCCACATGAAAATATTATAAATTGTATCCAATCCATTTTTTTATCCTTTTTTAACTCTTAATTTATAGCATTCTTCACCATTCACTGAAAAATATCCTTTAGATATAATCTCAAGAATTATAACTTTACATTGTCTATATTGGATTATATCCCCAACTTTTGCATTAATTTCTGATACTTTTTTGTATATACTGAACATGTTTTCGTTCCTTTTTCGTTATTTATGATACAAATATAACAAAAGATACATTTGTGCACAAGCTTTTTCTTTCTTTTTTTTCTTAAATAAAATACTTTGTGATCTATAACCAAAGGAAATATATGCTCTCAGAAGTAACAGTAGTTGTAAAAAATGAAGAAAAACGGCAAACTACTAAACATTTAATGTATGATTCTTATGCAATTTGTGAGAATGACCCTTTTATAAAAGCGTTGATTGATGATGCAGTTAAAGAATTTAATTCTGAACCCGATGACATTAAAGTAAAAATATCTATGGAGTTTAAATAATGGTATCTGGACGTTTGAGAGAACATGATAGAGAGCAGATCGCTAAAGATTTGATAATGTGGGCTAAAAAAGAAGATAGCGTAAATTTAAATGGTTTTTGTTCTAGCAAATTAATTGCACCTTCAAAACTATCAGAATGGGCAAAGCAAGATGATTTTTTTCGTGAAGCATATGAGATAGCTAAATCATTTCTAGGTGAAAGAAGAGAAAGATTATTAACTAATGACATGCTTCATGTTAAAGCTTACGATTTAAATGCTGCTGTTTATGATAGATTCTTGAAAGAAGAACGAATGGAAATGGCCAAGTACGAAACACTCCTTAAATTCGTTCAGGAAGAAAATCAAAACCCTGAGGTAATTGATAAGTTTAATTCTTTAATGGAGCTTATGAAACAAAATCAAGATCGCAAAATAGAAGAAATTAAAAGTAAAGCAGAAGTAAAATCGTAACCTGTAATAGGAGCTTGTAGAGCATTTTCTGGAAGATTTTCATAAAACTTTATCATTTCTTCAAGCATTTTAATTTTGTCTTCACGCGTTGGATTTTCATTGTAAAGCGGCTTTACATCTTCTTGTAAATCTTTCACTTTAACAATTATTTCATTGCCTTGATCATCTATTCGTAAGAAATTGTTCCAATCAATAGCACTGCATTCCATTTTAAGACCACCACTTACGCTTATATGATTGCATTGGCACGATACATAATCTGTATCGTGAAAACTTTCGATTATGGACAGGCATAGTTTGCATTTGGCTCTATTTTTCATAATTTGTTTTTCCTGACCACGTAATGTACCCTTTACATATTGTGCACCATGTAGAACCAATGGGCCACGAAATAGAATATCTATTTCCACAGTGGCATACAATTATTTTTTCAGTCATAATATTATAGTATGTCAGATCTTTTAGCTCCGAAGCAAATACAATTTATTAATGAAAGCACGAGACATTGGAATTTAGCTCATGGTTCTGTTCGTTCTGGTAAGACTGTAGGCACATTATTTCGTTTCATGCAGGCTGCTAACGATTGTCCAGATAGCCAAATATTTATGGTAGGTCACAGTTCAGAGACGATTTATCAAAATGCTATTCGTTTACTTTTTGAATCTGCTCAATTTGATGTTTTTAGACCATTTTGCACGTGGTATACTGGTAAGCGTGAATTAAAGTTCAGAGATAAGACTATAAAAACACTTGGTGCGAAGGATGAAGGATCGATCGGTCAATTTCAAGGGAAAACTATGTCTTTAGTCTATTGCGATGAAATGACTTTATACCCTGAATCCATAATCGATATGATTGATACACGCCTAAGTAATCACCATAGTATGGGATTTGCTAGCATGAACCCTTCTCATCCGGGACATAAGATTAAGCAGTGGATTAACATGGCAGAAGATGGAAATCCTAATTATTACACCCTACAATTTACTCTGGATGACAATCCTTATGTGGATGAAGAATATAAACAACGGATTAGAAACAGCTTATCAGGATTATTTTATAAGAGAAATTATCTTGGTGAGTGGTGTCTTGCTGAAGGAGCTATCTTTGACTTCTTTGATAGGAATATTCATGTAGTTTCTAAACCTCCGAGAGCCGCAGAATATTGGATTGCTGGAATAGACTTCGGAACTAGCAATGCATTTGCCTGTGTGCTAATTGGAGTATCTACAGGTCATTACACTCAAACAGGAAAATGCATGTGGGTTGAGAAAGAATATTATTGGAACAGCAAGCAAACAGGACGGCAAAAAGTAAATAGCGAATATGCAAGAGATGTTGAAGAATTCTTGGAGCCTTATTCAGTTAGAGGGATATATATCGATCCTAGTGCCGCTGCCATGAAATTAGAATTGCAGAGGAAAGGATTGCATGTAATACCTGCTGACAATGATGTTACTAACGGAATCCAAGTCATGACAAGTGAAATGGCCAAAGGTAATCTGTTTGTGTGCAAAGAATGCACTAACTTGATAAGAGAAATTGAAGGATATGTTTGGGATACAAAGAAGAGCAATCAAGGTGAAGATGCTCCTGTTAAGTCAGGTGATCATGCAGTTGATGCGTTACGATATTGCTTGAATACACATAAAGTAAATGTGTACAATCCCTACGCACACAATCCTAACCAATATGTTAAAAATAGGTTTTCAAGATGAGCGGTGAATGTGATAAATGCGGTGAACATACTCTTGAATGTAAATGCTATCCAGAAATGAATGACCATCAATATGAAGCTCTAAAAAGAGAGATTAGGCGTAATGTTTCATGGCCTTATCGAATTTCATTTGAATGGGGATTCATTAAAGAATGGTATTACGAAAAAAATCTACAATTTTATAGATGGTGGCACAATGGAAACGGATGAAATTACTACCATACATGCTAAACTAAATAAGCTTGAACAACATCTTATAAATTTGATTATTCCTATTCAAGGCATTACCACAGTAATGAGAAGCAGTAAAAATTTTGAAAAAATGATTGAACTTCTTGTAAACCCATTACAAATTGATGATAGGTTCTTTAAAACTTTGTTGGCTGAGATAAGCAAATCTGTTTTTGAATTTAAAGAAGCTTCTGAAAAATTAGACTTCGTTCAAACTTTGTCCGAAATCAAATATATTGGAAGCCGACTAAATAAAATAGAGACCGATATTGCAGATATGAAGAAGGACGGGATTAAGAGAAATGTGAATCTTGAATTTCGATGTGATGGATATGAATTAGTAAAAAAACCCGTGGGATATGAAAAAGAAGATCCTGTTGTCATATCTGAAGAAGAATTGATGTTTTCCATTTTAGATACACTTAACCAAAGAGAATCTAAAGTTCTTATTCATAGATTTGGTTTGCTTGGAGAGAAAAAGAAAACACTTAGAATTATAGCGAAATTATTTGGATTATCCTCTGGAGAAAATATAAGACACATTGAGGCCAAAGCTCTAAGAAAATTAAGACATCCTACAAGAGTTGAAAAAGTTAGATTGCTAACAGACTGTGAATTAAAAAAAGCTATTTTAGGAGATTGATATAATTAAATAATTCCTTTACAGTCTATTTTAGCTGCGTTATTGGCTAATGGAGGCATCTATTTCTTTTTATAATTCACCTTGGAACAACAATCTCGAGCCGAATCAGGGAAATGTTAAACAATGGCTAGATAATCTTTATACTCGCTATCAGCCGCTCGAGCAAAGTAGATGGAATCAAGCTAATATCGATACGCTTTTTTATGCAGGAGAGCAATCATTTGTTAATAGATATTTTAATTTTAACAACACTTCCTCGTTTAATAAGTATTACTTTAACTTGGTTCAGCAGCCAATAAACATGGTTACTGGATACGAAAGACAACATAGAAAAAACTTTAATTATATTCCTACCGAAGGCGCAGATCCTCACACTACAGATCAATACAATAAATTAATTACTCATATTTGCAATGCTGGAGATATCCATGAAAAGAAATCTAAAGCCAAAGAATTGGCTGCTATTTCAGGAATGGTTCTAGCTCAGCCTTATTTAGATTATACCGGCGATGATCAGGCTCAAGGAGAATTAAAAGTTAAAATATGGGAATACAATAGCTTTCTTGTTGATCCTTACTTTAGAAATCCTGATATGTCGGATGCTCAATTTATATGGTGTCAAGAATACATTTCAAAACATGAAGCAGAAAGTCGTTTTCCTGGTAAAGTTAATCAAATTATTCCTATGTCTGGTAGTCCTCAAAGATATGGTTCGTTTTACTTTCTTCCAGAAAATTATAATTTGGCTCGTAATGATCTCATGGTATTGTCCTACGTATGGTATAAATGGAAAAGAAAGAAGAAAAGGTTATATTCTCGTAAGCGCAACCAGTTTTTTGATTTTGCTGGGGGAGACGGACAACTTGAATCCATCCTATACAATATACCAGATATGGAATCAGTTACTGTTGAAACTCCATGCTGGAAACTTGCCACCGTTTTAAATGATCAACTTGTCTATCAAGGAATTAATCCACTTTCGTTTGATTCGTGCCCCATGGTCCCCTATTTTTGGAATTATGATCCTCACATTAATTACTATGATTTACGGGTCAGATCTTTAGTATACCCAATGAGATCACCCCAATTCCTAGCCAATCATAAAATCATTAACAACAATGACATTGCAGCTGCAACAATTAATGCTGGATGGAAGCGTAAGATTGGTGCAGTGGCTAATGAAGATAATCTTAAGAAAGCAGGTCAAGGATGGGATGTAATCATCAATGAGGGATATGAGCTTACTGATTGTGAGAAAATTATTCCTAGCGCTGTTCCTGAATCTGATCTCGCTTTGGCACAGCAAATGATAGATCTAATTTATAACACTTCTGGTATTAACCTTGAAAATTGGTCAGGTCAGGACGATAAACAAATAAGCAGTCTTACAATGTTAATGAAACAAGCTGCAAATCTCATGGTGTTTCAGAAATATTTTGATCAATGGGATTTTTCTGATCGTTTACTTGGAGATAAAATTTTGCAAATACCACTTAACAATTGGAATGCTGAGAAGATAGCGTTATATATTGGAGAAGAACCATCACCTTATTTTTATTCTAAGGTTTTCTCTAAATATCAAGTTCTCGTTGAAGAGTCAGATTTAACTCCAACACAGCAAAATTTACAAGCTCAACAGATGTTTGAAGTAAATGAACGATTTGGGCGTGAAGTATTTACACCTTCTCAGATTATTCCTAAACTTAACATTGCTAATAAAGCAGAAGTTATTGAAATGCTCCAACAACAAGAACAACAACAAGCGGCAATTCAAAATGAGATTCAGAATACACAACATGCATTTGAAAACGCGAAACTTCAAGAACTTATGTCGAAAGCTGCTGCAAATCTTGCGACCGCACGTGAGAGACATGGAAGGGCTGAAGCAGATATTGGATTATTCGAAGAACGTTTGTCGGAAATTTCTCAAAATAGAGCTATGGCAACTAAAGCAAAAATGGAAGCGCTTGAAAAAATGGTGGATGTTATCGCGAAATATGGTGAAGTTGAGACTATGCTAAAAATGAATAAGATTGATAGTTTTGATTATAAACAAGAACAAAACGAGGATCGAGAAAAAATAGATGCTAAGCAAACGGCATTATCGAACGAATTCCTTAGACAAATAATTGGAAATCAAAATAATAGTGTACAACAACAACAAGAGCCTCAACTGGCTCAAATGAGGTAAAAATGGCAGGTAGTGGACAAAGAGCTCGTGGTGAATCTTCTGGTGGACAAAGAATTGATGATCATTCTTTTTGGGCTGGAAAAGGGTCTAACGGTTCAGTATTCCCAATGGGTGCAAAAACTAAGATGGAATCTTCAGCAGAGGGTGCAGGAAGTCTTTTAAAATATGAAGATACAACAGAGCGCATAAGAGCAGCACAAGTTGAAGGTGAAAAAAAAGCTAAAGCTCATCAAGGCAAATTGCCAGTATATAGAAATTAATTTATATCTGCCAAGCGTAGAAACTAATTGGGGTACGTTTTAATTGCGTTACCCTCTATTTAAAGGGAAGAAATGAAAAAATCATCAAATCAACGTATCAATTCAAATTCTCATTTTGCAGATCCTGATAAGATTAAGTCGCAAAGACCAGAAGATAAACCTAAGGACGGAAAACCTTATCCATTTGGATGGGATTTCCGATGTCCTCAATATGATCAACGCTCTAGCTGCTTTATTAATGCTGGCACTCATTATGGAGTTGGCATTAATCAACCAGTAGGTCATAAAGGTAATCCTGCAATGAGAGCAGATGTATTACCATTTGGTAGACCAAAAACTATGAGAGTTGATGAAGTGGGATGAAGAAACTTAAGAAAGGTAAAGAATGGCATGCATCCAGTTCAAAAATTGGAATGGGCAATTATTATGGTCAAGGAATTAAACAGAAAACTGCTAGAATTCGAGAAAATTTTGTCGGTCCTATTTCAATGAACAAAAAAGCATTAAATAAACCACCTAAGTCCTTAGCATAATTTTATTCATTAAAAAATGATTTAACACCATTTACAATTTCAGAAACAGCAGAAATTCTATTCTTTTTATTCCTGACATCTTGAAGTTTTTCATCGACGATTGCTTTCAGTATCAATCTTGCTCTTTCTTCTGGCATATCATCGGGATGAGATTCTTCTAACATTTTTCGATTGCGTTTAAACATTTCAATCGACCATGCAACTTCTCCGCTTTCAGTTACATTGCCTTTTTCATATTGGGACCACATTTCACGGGGTGGAATCAACCACACGACTTCGATAATATCCGAATTAGAAATAGCCCTAAATAAATAGGAATTAGTTTCAGCCTTAGGTACAGATAGCCTAGGCTGCCATAACATACGCTTATTAAGTCCATCGTCTGCCGTCCTTGGGTGAGCGAATATGTAAACATACGGAGATTTTTCTTGTATAGCTAATGAATCAGGATTTTTCTTTAAACATTCTTCAGCACCTTGAAATATGCTGAATGATTGATCTTTTATAAAATGTTGTAATCTATCATGTGTTTCAAGTCTATTTATTTTCATCTATTGCCATCAATTTTAAATTTATGTTTAATGCGGTCATCCAATCGCCGAGGAGCGTAAACCCCATAGGAGAATATGACAGTTTCAGCACAAGAAAATCAAGTACAAGAACAACAATTAACCAATAAAGAATTAAATTTTCGAGCATTAGAGCAAAAATATCAGCAACAACTTGCACAAGAAAGAGCAGAAAAAGAAAAATTAGCACTCGAACTTCAACAGCGCCAACAAATGAATTCATCAGAAGATGAAGAAGATTCAGAACCATATGTTGACCATAAACGATTAAAAAAAGAACAAGCTAAGTTTGGACAGCAATTAAAGCAAGAAACACAATCTGAGATTCAAAGAGCTGTTCAAAAAGCTTTGCAAGAAGAAAGAAAACAAAACTGGATGAAAAATAACTCAGATTTCTATGATGTAATGCAACATGCAGAGAAATTTGCGCAAATGGATCCAGAACTTGCAGAATCCATATTAGAAATGCCTGAAGGATTTGAACGTCAAAAGTTAGTTTATAAGAATATTAAAGCTCTTGGATTACATAAACCTCAGCAAAAAGAACCCACTATTCAAGAGAAGATAGATGCCAATAGAAGGAGTCCTTATTATCAACCTACTGGCGTTGGTGCTGCTCCATATGCTCAGGTAGGAGATTTTAGTTCTGGTGGACAAAAGCAAGCCTATGAAAAAATGCAGCAGCTAAAAAACCAACTTAGACTTTAAATGTAAAGATGCTTCACAAGCGACTATTGCTTAATGGTAAAGCGGTAGCCTTCCAAGCTACTGATGTTGGTTCAATTCCGACTAGTCGCTATTGTTGATCGGAAATATATTTTGGATGTTTAATCCCTTTATTTCCAACCTTTACAATATTTGATTTTGCAATCAAAAAATCTTCATAGGTTCTTCTAGTTCCTCTTACAGGAATTTCAGGAAAAATATCTTTTAAATATGTAATTAGTTTTGGAAATTGTATTGGAAAGTTTTTATAAAACCAAAAAAGAGAAGTAATAAAATCTCTTCTAAATAAAGTTCCTTCAGATTTTGGATAAGTATTTTTAGAATGAATGATAAATTCATTAGATTCTTTTAGAAAATTTTCTATTTTTTCATTTATTTTGATTTTGCCTTCTTTAAATATCTTAGCATTTTCATATTTTTGATTTCCCAGAAGATAATAAATAGCTTGAAAAGGAATTTGAAATTTATCGATCAAATTTTTTATCTTTATGTACTCAGAAAGTCCTTGTTCTGAAAAATATTTAAGATAATCTTCCAAATGCCAAGGCCTAGAAATTTGATCATCAATGATCGATTCTTCTGAGAAATTTTCATTGATTTGATAATAAAAAGGTATGTTCAATTGTTTGCATGCTGTAAATCTATGCTGTCCGTCAGTTATCCAATAATTATCATCTTTTAAGAATACATTTATTGGTTTAAGATATAGCCTGTTTTCACGAAGAATGGACTCTTTTAGTCTTTGTACATGAGATAAATTTATGTCTCTATTTCTTTCTAAAAATTTAAAATTTTGATAATCTTGACTTTGATGTATTTTTTGATAAGATGATTGCATATAACTCCTTTATAATTTTTTGATGTCGTAATCACAAGTTATAGAGGAGTCATTTTTTTTGTCAAAATAAATCTAGCTAGTCTTAATGGTCTTTAGAAGACAATCCCTTCATCTATCTAGTTAAAAAATTTTTATTGACATAAAATTCAAATAAATATTTATATAAAATTTCGCTGCGCAAGCGTTACATGCATTCGCGTTATTGGTGTTCGCAAACCAAATTCAGTGTATTGGATTCACAATCCCAACTATCCGGTATTTCCAGATGGTTGAAGATATGAAAGAAAACGGACGTAGTACGCATCGTCCACGGATCACATATCATTTGTACTAAATAAAACTAAGTTTTCTCGGAGATAATTTCGTTTTTCTCGGAATTAATCTAAGTTTTCTCGGAATTATTTTGTACTCAACATTTCAACCAATAGGTTGTTATGTCTATCACGACAACAGGCAATTTAGGACCTATGATTTTGCAGTCGCTTGCGCCTGCAATGTTATATGTTCCTACGCCAACAATGAACTATATTACTGTGTGTGACAAAGTTTCTATGCCACCAAATGGCGGAACCACATGCAGATTTATGCGTCCACGCGCACTCACACCTCCTACTGTTCAATTGGGCAATAGCGGTATTGATCCTCCGGCACAAGTGCCACAACGAGACATCATTGATGCTCAAATGGCATTTTTCGGTACAGGTTGCATTATCAACGAACAAGTCATCCTCCAAGACCAAGAAGGCGTATTAGCCTGGGTTTCTGAAAGACTTGCAGTTGCCATGAGACAAGCAGAGGATTTGATCCTACGCGACTACATTGTATCTGCTGCTTCGCAAATTAATGCAGGTGGTGGATCAAATGGTTTCAACCCAACTAATCTTGGATTGACCGATTTTAGCCTTGTAGCTACGACTCTTGATACTAATAACGCTTATAAGTTTATGAGCGGTATTGAAGGTATGGATCGTTTTGGTACAGGACCTATAAGAAGCTCCTATTTCATGCTAAGTTCAACTGAGCTTCAGTCTGATTTTGATGCTTTAGTAGGTCAAGGAGTGTTGAATAATTGGAATTATCCTACTAATGCTAGTGCGTTGCCCAGCGAATGGGGTTCCGTATACAACATTAGAATTTTAACAAGTTCTGAAGCTCCTGTTGCTAGAAATGCAGCAATTAATAACGTCGGTGATTTAAACGATGTTTACTACAACACAGTTTTGGGTAAACAAGCGATCACTCATATAAATCAAGATGGATATTCCATGAATTTGATTTATCGTGATCCTTATTATTCGGGAATGTTAGCTCAAAATGCTACTTTAGCTGTTAAATTTGCTCAAGCGCAATCTTTGACACAAGATACGGCTATTCGCAATCTATTATCAACTCGTTTAAGCAACTTGGGGGTATAAAATGGCCGAATATTCTAAATTAGCAAGAGGAAGTTACACTTCAACAGGTGCAGCTCAAGTTATTAATTTGCCATTCAAACCTGATTATGTAGAATTTTTCAATTATACAACTGCTAATACAGCAGCTACATCTCAAAATGTAGTTTCGGGAAAATGGCAATATCCAATGGCGCAAGGTTCAGCTGTGATTGAAGGTTATAATGCTACTCCAGCACTTATTTATGATACAGTGACAACAGGTGGTATTAGTACTTTTTCAGCTGGTCAAATGCTACAATATGGACCTACTTTTGTAGTGTCAGATATTACAAAAGCAAGTCCTGCTTCTGTAACAACTACTACTAATCATGGTTTAAAGAGTGGTGATGTGGTCATCCTTGAAGGGTTGTTTGAAACAACAACTACAGGTATGCCTCAGATTAATGGTATTCCTTTTACTGTAACAGTAACAGGTGTTACAACCTTTACAATTCCTTGGAATACAAACCAATCAAATTATACTGTAATTAGTGGTGCTGCTACAGGTACACCTAGGATGAAACAAGTGCTTTATCCTTACTTGTATTTCCCTGGAACTACTTTTATTAGCAATATCACTACAGGAACAACTACTACAATCGACACAACAGATGCTCATAATTTTGTTGTTGGTCAACAAGTAGCATTCCGTATTCCATCTCAATGGGGTACAATAGAGTTAAATTCATTACCAAATGTTAATACTCCCGGATCTCCGATCTATGCGTATGTTATTGCGGTAACGGATTACAACACTGTCGTGGTTAATTTTGATTCAACGAATTACACGGCTTTTGACAGCAATCAAACGGTGTCTAGTGTCCCTGGACTATCATATCCTCAGATTGTGGCCGTTGGTGATGTAAATACGGGTGGTGTTCAAGTTTCTAGTGGATCTGCTTTATATCCGCCTCCATATTTTGTACCAATTGGTACAACGAGATTTAATACAATCAATGGGCCTGCAATTCAAGGTGCATTTGTAAATAATACAAGCCAAGGTTTCATTATTGGAGCTGGAGCTGGTACTGTTCTTACAACTGCAAATTTGACCGGTGTTGCTGGGAATGTAATTTATTGGAGAGCACTATATCACGATATAGGGTTACCAATATAACACATTGATGTTGTATTTATTATTTTAAATATGCATCTTGGGGAAAGGACTATAGATCTTTTCCCCAATAGGTATACATGACTATTCTTACAGGTGTTATTTCATATCCAATCCCAGCTTATCAAAATGTTCCAATTCGTGAAGATTTTTATAAACCACGTCGATTTGATATCGAAAATATTACTCTTGGTCAAACTACTATTGTAGAAACAACAGTAGATCATGATTATGTCATTGGACAGCAAATTAGGTTAATTATTCCTCCTTCTTGTGGATGTATCCAATTAAACGAAGTTCTAGGATATGTGATAGAGATTCTCTCTCAATCTGAGGTTAGAATAGATATTAATTCTTCAATAAACGTAGATCCATACATTGCTTCTATAAATCCAATAGTAGTAGCTCAAATTCTTGCCATTGGAGATATCAATCTTGGTGCAATCAATGCAAATGGAAGATTTTTCACAAGTACACTGATACCAGGAAGTTTTCAAAATATTTCTCCTCAATAATCACTAGACATTCATGTAAAGTAAATATATAAGTTGAATCAAATATTAAAATTCAATTTATAGGTGTAACCATGGTAGAAAAACCCAAGCCTACAAGCTCCTTAGCAGAAAAAGAATTAGATAAAGCTGAAAAACAATTTCAAGAATTTGACGCAAACGTCAGATCCTTAACACTTGATCGAATGAATCAAACTCCAAGTGCAGAAAAAGAGATGCAAACTCTTATGTCTCAAAATCAATTGGCTAGAGCTACAGATGTTTATCTAAAACCTCATACTTCTATAGGAAGTCGTGAAAAGTTTAATGAAAATTACCGTAAAGAATATGAATATGCCTCAGAGTATGTAAATTTTATTGCAGAAAACAAAATGATCATCGGTGAAATTATAGAAATGTGGACAAAACCATTTGCAGGTATGCCCTGTCAATTTTGGAAAATACCAGTCAATAAACCTATATGGGCTCCTAGATTTGTTGCAGAACAGATAAAGAGAGCCAAATATCATATTTTAAGCATGAGAGATACCGTTACTGCTGGCGCTGATCAAATGGGTCAATATTATGGAACTATGGCTGTTGACAGCACGGTACAAAGATTAGACGCACATCCTATTGGTGGATCTAAGTCAATATTTATGGGTGCTTGAATCATGCAATGTAAAGCGGATTTACAATGAATTTACTTAGCGATGTCATAACCTATGTTAGAAGATTAATCAAAACCCCTTCTAATTCATCACTTACAGATGATTTGATCATTGATTACATTAATAGATTTTGCATTATGGATGTTGATGCTAGGATGCAGTTGTTTGATTTCAAGACTAAATATCAATTTCAGACACAACCTGGAGTTGATCAATACAATATGCCTTTATACGATGTTCAGATTGAATCTGGCAGTCAGTCAATTAATATGTATTCAGTGTATCAAGGATTTGTAGGTCCTGCTTATATTGGTGGTGTTCAGGTACATTTAGAAACGCAAAAAGATAAATTCTTTGCAGTATGGCCTAAAATTGTTCAGCAAAGTTTTGTTATAGCTCAAGGTGACGGTACAATTGGGCCGTATACATTGCAAATTCCATTTATTGGACCTCCTGCATCGCCTTTAAATCCTCCTATTAATGCTCTTTTAAGAGGTCATGTAGACATTTCAGGAATAATTGCTACAGGTATTAATACTGATCCACCGAGGGGTATTGGTTTTACTACAAATATTGATTTGGTTCCTGTTACAAGTGTAAATTCGGCTGTTTTTTTTACGTCTCTTAGCTCAAGTGGGGAAAACATAATAGTTCAAGATAGCGGTCAGTTTCTTACTACAGACATAAATTATGGACTATTGATGAGACCTGGAAAAGCACCTTTAGGAAATACTGAATTGTCTGGAGGTTACAGTACTACACTTAATACAATTAATTATACTACAGGACAAGCTGTAGTAACATTTCCATCTGCAATTCCAGCAGGGACAAATATCACTGCACAATGTTATTTTATCCAATCAGGTCTTCCAAGAGCAATTCTTTACTACAATAATGTTTTAACACTCAGATCACCTCCTGCAACGCAGTATCTTGTAGAATTAGATGCTTATCTAAGCCCTGCTGCTTTTTTGACTTCTAGCGCAGCTTTGCCATTTGGTTATATGGCAGAATATTTATCACTTGGAGCAGCAAGAAAAATTCTTTCTGATACTGGTGATGGAGAACAATTAAACTTTTATGAGCCAAGGTTTCAAGAACAAGAAAAACTAGTATGGAAACGAAGTCAAAGACAATGGACAGCTACAAGAACTCAAACGATTTATAGTCAAAATAACTGGTCAGGATTAAATGGTTTTAACAATCTAAGCGGAAGCGCTTATTAGGAGTAATAATGTCTAATTGGGTTTATACAAGAGATATACCTTTTGCCTCTCATAATCCATCAGCTGATCAACCAGTTATGCAAACAAATGCTAATAGTATTGATTCCTTAATTCAAGAAGATCATTTTGGTTTTAATGATAACCAAGGAGGATGGCACAAAGTTATACATCAAAATCCTGAAGTTGCAGATCCTGCTGCAATTCCTACTATAGGACAAACTTACACAAAAACTTTTGACACAAAGCAAAATCTTTATTACAGATCTGGAGATGGAACAATTTATGGAATAGTAAATCAAAGTCTTTCTGGAATTCATGCAATAGGCGTTGCTCCAACAACAGTATTTGTTGTTCCTGATAATTGCACAGGATTTGTTAATTTTACAATTCCTGTAAGTATAAATTTTCCTCAAAATCTAATATCATTTTCATTCACTAGTTTTGCCGGTGTTTTATATGTAGATCTCCCAAAAACATATAATACTTTAGTTGCCCCACCTAAATTAGTAGCTAGTGTAGGAGGTGCAGGACCAAATTTTCTAGATTTTCAAATAAGTATTATAGGAGCTCCTTATAATGCAGCTTATAAATATATTTTCTGGCCTGTTTTATGAGTACAAAGTTAATTGTTGGACCTATTGATAAAGGATATACAACTAATCGTTTAGCTTTCAATATAGACAACGATTCATTTCCTAAATTAATTAATGCTTATCAATGGCGCGGAAGAGTAAAAAGAAAACGTGGAACTCAATTTTTAAATCGTCTTACTAGAATTTTTGGATTAGCATCTATAGGAGTTACTGGCGCATCTCCTTGGACTATAAATACAATATTTTCGACATTTACACCTCCAGTAGTACCAGAGACGAATGCAACAGTAAAGCCTGGAAGTGTTATAATAATAATTGCTTCTACTCCTGAAATAAGATTTATTGATCAAGGCGATGGAACTTTAGATGGATTTAAAGTAGGTATAATAACAAATGCAACTCAAACAAATCCGTGTGAAATTACTAGTAATGGTCACACTTTATCCAACGGCGATGTTGTTACTATAACAGAAATCGTAGGAATGACTGAACTTAACGGAAATACTTATACAATTACTGTTACCGGAGCAAATACATTTACTCTTAATGGCGTAGATGCGACAGCATTTAATGCATATATAATGGATGGTGAATGGATATCTCCCAGCGTTACAAATTTTGGGACTATTAATTATTTAACAGGAGTAATTGTTTTAACTCATACCGCAGGACCAGGAATAGCCACAACTGCAAGTTTTGAATATTTTCCTACACTTCCTGTTATGGGCCTGGAAGACTATATAGATAGAAATGAAGAGTTTGTACAGACAATCGCTTTTGATACAAAGTATGCCTATAATCTACTTTCTGTTTTTCCATATAGTACTTACAGCATAAGTTATTATAAAAACCCACCTACTGGATTTTATCCGGGATATGTTCAAAAAACAACATGGACTCCTTTAACATGGAATGGTCAAGATTATCAGCAATTTTGGACTACAAATTATGAAGGAGCTTTTTGGGCCACAAATGGAGTTGAAGCTCCGTTTGATCCAACTAATGTAGGAATGCAATTTAAGCCAATTACTGGAATAACAATTGATGCGGCAGGTCCTCCTGCTTTAGCTACACTAACAATTGTTGCTCATGGTCTTGTTCAAGGAGATTTTGTTTTTATAAATGAAGTTGTAGGAATTACGGGAATAAATTTTCAGACTGGATATGTGGTAAGTGCTGATCCTCAAGCAGCAAATACGGTTCAAGTAGAATTTCCTAATGCTACTTTAGGAGGAGCTTATGTTAGCGGTGGAATTGCTCAATATTTAACTTCAAGATCAGATTCCACTAAAGATAACATCAGATGGTATGATGGAGATCCTACAAATGGAAGCATTATAACTCCTGGATTTACAGCAGGTAGAGGATGGGTTAATTTCATGCCTCCTTTATCAGAAAACCCTTTTTCAATAGGTGATGCCCCAGCAGCTATTTATTATTTAGTAGGAGCTAAACTTCTTGTTCCTTTTAAAGACAGATTAGTAATTTTCGGTCCAGTTATCCAAACTTCATCTGCTGGAAGTCAAATTTATTTAGAAGACACAGTTCTTTATAGCCAAAATGGAACTCCTTTTTATACAGCTTCGTATACTAATGATCCTAATCCTTCGATTGATACCCCTACTTCAGCAACAAATGTTTTTACTCCTATTTTAGTTCCAGTTAATCAAATAGCATCTCCAAATGCTTGGTTTTGCGATCAAACGGGATTTGGTGGATATATTGATTCTGGTCTAGATGAATCCATAAACACTGTAGGATCAAATGAAGATGTACTCATATTGGGTTTTGATACAAATCAAGTTAGAATGGTTTATAGCGGCAGCGATATTGTTCCTTTCAATCTTTTCGTAATTAATTCAGAACTTGGAGCTACTAGTACATTTTCAATCATAAATATGGATCAAGGCGTTATCACACGCGGAAATCGTGGTTATACTATTACTAGTCAAACATCATCGCAACGTATTGATTTGGATAATCCCGATCAAGTTTTTGAAATATCAAATGTAAATAATGGGACAGAAAGATTTTGTGCCCAAAGAGATTTTATAAACGAATGGATCTATTTTACTTATCCATCTAATCAAAAATATGAAACACAATATAGATTCCCAACCGAGACATTTCAATACAACCATAGAGACAATACATGGGCTATATTTAAAGAAACTTATACAACGTATGGGGCATTTAGAAAAAAAACAGGTTTTATATGGGCTACTGTTGGTCTTACTTATCCTACTTGGTCAGACTGGAATGATCCTTGGGATGCAGGAAATTCAACACTTCTTCAGCAAACTGTTATTGCAGGAAATCAGCAAGGATTTATTCTTGTTAGAGCTATTGGAACAGGTGAAGGAAAATCACTGGCTATTGCTAATATTTCTGGAAGTACAATTACATCTCCTGATCATTGTTTAGTTTTAAATGATTACATCATAATCAACGGAGTAACAGGTACTTCAGGACAATATGTGAATGGAAAAACGTTTTCTGTTTCTAATCCAACTTTGAATACTTTTATTTTAAACCCTACAATTCCAGCAGGAACTACGTATACAGGAGGTGGAACAATAACAAGGTTGTATATTCCACAAATACAAACAAAACAATTTCCTTCTGCTTGGGGTCTTTCAAGAAAAACAAGATTAGGCGTTCAGCAATATCTTTTAAGCAGAACACCACTTGGACAAATAACCCTATATATATATTTAAGCACAGACAATTCAACTCCGTATAATTTTGGTCCTATCGTACCAGCCATAGAACCAGAAAATAATGCATTAATTTACAGCACTGTTCTTAACACATGTCCTGAAAGTACAAACATGGGCCTTACACCTGCTAATACAAATTTACAACAATTAAATTTAATTGGATCTGATGGAACCTCATCCAATAACCAGCAACAAATATGGCATCGTATTAATACTTCTCTTCTTGGTGATACTGTTCAAATAGGTTTTACACTTTCTGATAGCCAAATGAGATCTTTATTGGAAACTGGACCTTCTTTTTCCATAACAAATGCTACTCAAACCTATCCTATAGTTATTTCTACAACTGGAAATTTTAGAGCTGGTTCGTTAGTGAAGATAAGAGCTATTAATGGAATGACAGAATTGAATTTTGATACGGAACAAAACAACTATTATTATGTTATTTCTTCTACAAATACTGAAACCATATTGGACTTAGATGCAACGGGTTTTGATGCTTATGTCAGTGGTGGAAATATGATATCTGTAGCAAATTTTAATGCTACAGAAGAAATAGAATTACATGGAATGATTTTAGATGTTACGCCATCAGGATTGCTATCATGAGTACAAATTTTATTAATCAAGTTGCTTATCTTAGAACATCAAGAGAATTTCCAGAAGAACTTCACCAACTTAGTGTAGAGGTAAATAGAAGTTATTTAGATATTGCAAATTGCGTAAATGCAAGAACTATAGGACTTTTTCCTGTAAATAGACCAGCTCAAACAGGTGAAAGTTGGTATTTTACATCAGTTAGGCAACAAACATCAAGACAAGTTTATGAATTTGGAGTTATAGCAGCAGGAGCAACTTTAAATATTCCTTACAAAACAAATGGATTTAATAGACTTGTACGTTTATTTGGAGCTGTAAAAACAGTTGTTCCAGATGAAAGACCTATTCCTTTTGCTTCTGTAACTGCTAATGCAAATATTGAAGTTATGTTAGATACCACAAATTTATTGATAGTCATTATTGTTGGAGCTGCAAGTCCTAATATTGTTTCAGGATTTGTAGTATTTGAGTGGCTATCTCAAGTTTAAATGTAAATAATTCTTTAATATGATTATGTTAAAGAAAATGAGGTAAATAATGGGTTATGGAATGGGTCAAACAGGAATAATGCCTTCAGCAACTGGTATAAATCCTACCACTTTTAATACTGGTGCAGTAAATGCAGGATCAATGAGAGAAAAAATTCCTTCTGGTTATAAAAAAGGGATGATGCAACAATTTACTCCAGAACAGATGCAACTTTTTCAACAAATGTTTGGACAAGTTGGTCCAGAAAGCTATTTATCAAAATTAGCTGGTGGCGATCAATCTATGTTTGGAGAAATTGAAGCTCCAGCGTTAAGACAATTTTCCGCTCTACAAGGTAATTTAGCATCTCGGTTTAGTGGAATGGGTGGATTAGGAGCAAGAAAAAGTAGTGGATTTCAAAATACTATGAATTCAGCAGCTTCTAATTTTGCGCAAGAATTACAGTCAAACAGAAAAAATCTTCAAAGACAAGCCATAATGGATTTAATGGGATTGAGTAATCAATTACTCGAACAAAGACCTTATGAAAACTTTATGATCAAGAAACAACAAAGTCCCTGGGCTGGAATTTTAGGAAAACTTGCAGGAGCAGTTCCTGGAGCTTTAGCGGGATTTATGTCTGGAGGGCCAGCAGGTGCAGCAATGGGATCTGGTTCATCAGTTATGTCTGATTCAGGCTACAATGCTCTTCCAGGACTTGAAGATCAATTTAGAACTGGGCAGGCATACTAATGGTACAGATTATAGAAGAAAATAAACGTCCTTCTTTCATGCAACATATCATGGGTGGATTAGCTGACAATATTGGACCTGCAATTGAAAAATATCAACAGAATCAAAATCAAACTCAACAAAATAAACTTGCATCGCAGCTCCTTGGTTTTGATGCTTCTAGTTTGGATCCTCAAACGAGAAATCAAATGCTAATGGAGTCTTTTAAGCAGCAAGGAGCTGAAAATATTCAAAGAAATAAATTTGCTAATGAAATGCAAAAAAATCAAGAGAAACAATTAGAAAACTTAGTTCCACTTCAAGGAGCTATGGATACACTCAATCGAATGAAATTATTAAGAAAAAAAGGAAATTTAGGAATAGGTTCGACATATTCACCTTTTGAAGAAACAAGAAAACAAGCTGGTGAGTACGAGCAATTAGGTAAATCATTAATTCAATATTCCACAAATATTCCTATTAGAAATCGAATTGAATTTGAAACTCTTGCAGAAGGTCTTTACGATCCTACTATAACAGATGCAAAAGCTGAAGGTATTCTTAATGCCATGGAACGAATTATAAAAAATTCACTACAAGCTGCTGGTGGAGAAACTTTTCAAAATCAACGCCCTGGTAGTTTAGCTGGATCTAATCAAAGACCTCCCATTTCAAGCTTTAAAATAGGTGCTAAATGAGTTCTAATTTTGATTATGAAGGAGCTATAAATGCAGGTTACTCACCAGATGAAATAAACGAGTATTTGAATTCACAACCTGTATATAAGCCTACTAATCAAAAAGGAAGTTTTTATGAGAATATCATGAATAACTTTTCCAATATGTACAATAATTTTTGGAATCCAACAGGTCAACAACCACAAGAACAAGAATCATCACCTTTAGATTCAATAGATCAAAGGCTTCTAAGAAAAAATAAGAATTTTGATGTTGAAAAAGCTATAAATGCAGGTTACTCACCAGATGAAATAAACGAGTATTTAGAAAGTCAAGTTCCTAAAAGATCAATATTAGAAAAAGGTAGTAGGGCGTTAGGTCAATTAGGACTAGGAATGGCAGAGATGGAAGCTTTGCCATACGAGTTAGGTGTAGCTTCTTTAGCTTCTAAAGAAGCCCAACAAATTCCATATCGTGAAAATTTAATGGAAGATATTGAAAGACTAGCAGAGCAAAAGCAAACAGGAGTGTGGGATGATCAAGATCAAATACTATTAGATAATTTGGTTGATCAATTAAAAAATCCTGAAAAATCAGAACCATTCGTTAAAACCTCAGATTTTGGTATAAGGGGATTAGCAGAAAAAGTAACAGGTCTAGATTTACATCCTGAAGGGACATTAGAAAAAGCAGCTAATTGGATTGGATTTATCAAAGATCCTAAAAAAATAGTGCAAGCTGGACTAAATCCAAAACAATTATTTAAAGCCATTGCACCTTCTGGAACTGAGTTATTACGCGGTGCAGGTGCAGGAACCGCATTGCAAATGGCAGAAGATGGTCAATTTGGACCCATTGGAACGATGGCTATGGCTGTTGTAGGAGATGTAGCAGGAGGTGGTGCCGCAGCTCTTGTAAAAGGCGGTAAAAACCTTATTACTAGGCCAAAACAGACACTTGCAGAAGTTGTAGCCACATTTACTCCCAAAGACAAATTAGATCTTCAAAAAGAATTGATTAAAGATTTTGAGAAGTCAGGACTTCAAGCAGATTTGGGGACTCTTACAGATAGCAATTTAGTAAAATGGACTCAATCAAGACTTGCACAATCAGGTTTTACAGGTAAACAACTAGAAAAATTTAAAGAGCAATTAACGAATCAGATAAAAGAAGAATACAAATCATTAGCTGATACATTAGGTGAAGCTAAATATTCTTCTTTACATGAAGCTGGTGAAATAGCTAAAGAAGGAATAAAGTCTATTCGGGAAGCTGATCTTGCCGAAATAAGAAAAATATATCAATCGTCCGAAAAATATTTGAAGGATGAAGCTTCTGTCATTTCCACAAAACTTTCTCAGGTTGTTGAAAGTCTAGAAAAAAAAATGACTCCTGGAGCACTTAAGTCGGGTGAAGAAAAAATTGTCTTAGATGCATTAAATATTCTTAAAAAAGATATTTACGATGCGGGAGGAAACCTAAAATTTTCAAATGTCAAGAATCTCATAAATAGCAAAAATGGGTTACAAGATATCATTAATTATGAAGTTCAAGGAGGTGCAAAGCAGCTTTTGAAGCCTATAGTTAATGAATTGGAGAGAACCATTCTTTCTCATGGAAAGGAAAATCCAACATTCGCAAAGAATCGAATATTAGCCAATAAGAAGTTTTCGGAACATGCAAAAACATTTAGAAACAGAGATATTGAACAACTTTTGCGGGAAACAGATCCTTCTAAACTTATGAACAGAATGAATTCCATTCATGGTATAAGGCAAATGGATAAAATCTTATCTAAATCATTACAGGGAAAAGAAATTTCCAAGAATTTGAAAAGAATGAAATTAGATAAAGTTATTGGAGATCATCTTGTAGATAATACTACTCAGCAAGTTAAACTTGGAACATTCTCAAATTTACTTCAAAAAGGAAAAAACAAAGAATTAATCAAAGAAATTTTGGGGCCAAAAGAATTTAAAAGACTTGAAATGCTTCAAAAGAATGCTGGAAAGCTTGCAGATTCAGCTAATAAATTCTATAATGCTTCTAAATCTGGCGTAGTTGCAGCGGATGCAGCAATCTTAGGAAAAGCAATGTCTGATTTAGCAGCTTTATTTATGGGAAGTCCTTGGCCTTTGCTTAAAACAGCAGGGACTGTATTGACAGTAAGAAAATTCAGTCAGTTAATTTCTGATCCTGAATTTCTAAAACTAGTGGAAGATGTGATTAAAAACTCTGGTAAATCAGAAGAAAAATTATTTACTTCTATTGAAAAATTAAGACCTTATCTTATTCCTGCGACTCGCGCTCCTGAATCCGACGACACTCTTTAGCGTCATACATCCAAGATGCAATGGCAATACATACCAGTAATGTAACAATATCCATTATTTTCTTCCTTTTTTAATCAAATCGATAAATTTTATTTAAAAAACTTGTTCATTATAAAAAATATAAAAGTTAACGTAATAATCCCCATAAGCATACTAGAAATATTCTCACCAAGAATTTCTACAATAAATTTTTCTAACATTATTTCTTATTCCTTTCTTCTATAGCACAAAGTCTTCCATGAAAATCTTTCATTTCTTGTTGAATTGAAGTAAGCATTTCTTTTGTCCATGCTTCCAATGCTCGATGATCGGATCTTGATTCAGTTCTTACCCAAAGAAATAAAACAATATTTGATCCTACTATTGCTAAAACTTGTTCCCATTCCATTATTTTTCCTTAATTTTAAAATTCATCAAAGACAATCTCATAGCCTCAGATCTAGCAATTCTATAGGCAGAAGTTTTTCCGATTCCAGTCTTAAAAGCAGCTAAATATTTAGATTTAATCATATTTTTCACAGTATTTGGATGAACTTGGATGTATTTCGCAAATTCTTTCAATGTCAAAATATCTTTTTCTTCAATTTTCATAGCTTAACATTAACATAAACTGTTCTATATTGTCTAAACAAATCCAATTGAAATAAATTGTTTGACAATTCTTATACATTAATACATTGTGAAGTTTAAATTTAAATTTTGAGGTTTATCATGGGAATGGCAGTAGGTATAGGCGGTTTAATATCAGTTCCACCAGCAGCTATAAGAGGGCATGGAGTTCCTCCAGAAAGTTTTAAAGGTATTCTTGGGCAAATGTATTTTGATCAAGATACAACACCACCAACAGAATACACATACAATGGTCAAACTTGGCAATCGGGTGGAAACGCATATGCTACAACTACTACTCCCGGTATTGTTGAGTTAGCGACTACAGCCGAAATGAATGCAGGTACTTCTACAACACTGGTTCCTCCAGTAAAAGAAGTTTTCGACTATGTAAATGCTCAAGTAATAGCTGGAGCACCTGTAGCTACTGAAGTCACAGCTGGTATTGGTCAACTTGCTACAAACGCTGAAGCAGTTGCAGGAACAGCTTCCACTCCACTGCTTGCATTATTTGTAACACCTTCTAATCTATCCTCTGTTTTTGCTGCTCCACCTGCATTAGGCGGAACAACTGCGGCAGCAGGCACATTTACAAATCTAACTGCTGATGGAACAGGAACAGTTAGCTTAGGAGCAAATGCTGCTTCTAATATGACTGTAACAGGAGCATTTGATTTAACATTAGCAAGCACTGCTGGAAGCATTGTAGTAAATGCTGGAGAAGCTGTTTCCGATGCAATTGATCTTAATGCTGCTGCTGGCGGATTAGACGTTGATGTAGCTCTTTTAGCAAGCATTACATCTACTCGCAACAATGCTCAAGCTATTTTGCTAGAAGCTACATTGGGAGGTATTGATATCCTTGCTTCAGGAGCTGCTGCGGGTGAAGACATTGATATTGTGGCTACTGGATCTTCAGTGAATATCTCTTCAACAGAAAGTGCCGCTGATTCCATTACAATTGTTTCTACAGCAGGTGGTATTGATATTTTGGCTTCAGGAGCTGCTGCGGGTGAAGACATTGATATTGTGGCTACTGGATCTTCAGTGCATATTTCTTCAACTGAAGCAGTATCTGATGCTATAGTTTTAAATGCCACTGCGGGTGGTATTGATGCAGATGCGGTTGGTCAAGTAAATATTGCCTCTTCACAAAATGCGGCTGATTCTATCGTTATTACAAGTTCAGCCGGTGGTATTGACATTTTAGCAGCAGGTGCAAGCGCTGGTGAGGATATTGATATTGTAGCGACTGGATCTAGCGTTAACGTCACATCAACAGAAAATGCAGCTGAAGCGATTTATCTTAGAGCTAATGGTGGGGTTTCAGAAACAATTAGACTTCATGCAGACCAAGGAACAGGTGTTGCTTCGATTAACATCGGATCAGATGTTGGCGGTATAACAATCGCAGGTGGTCTTGGAACAGCAGATGCAGTGAATATCACGGCCTCTACAGCCGGAGGAGGTATTGATATTGATGCATCTACAGGCGGTATTATCGTTGACACTACCGGGGCAATCTCATTAGATGCTGCTGCAAATTCTAATCTGACCACGACAGGCGCGTTCTCAATGACAGTTAATAGCACTGCTGGACAACTCGCACTAACAAGCGGTCAGGCAGCTGTTGATGCTGTTCGAGTTAATGCAAGTGACGCAGCAGGTGGTATTGATGTTGATGCAGGAACAGGCGGTATTACAGTTGATACAACAGGAGCTTTTTCTATCGATGGAGCTGCTGCGTCTAACATAACTACAACAGGTGCTGGTATTGATCTAACTTTATCATCTGTTCTTGGATCTGTTCTTGTTGAATCTACAGAAGATGCTGCTCTTGCAATTAGATTACATGCCAATGGTGGGACTTCTGAAACTATTCAAATTCACTCTGATCAAGGAACTGGAGTTGCTTCAGTAGGGCTTCTGTCAGATGTTGGAGGACTTACACTTAGAGCCACTGGCCTTGCTTCAGCAGATGCTATTAATTTAGAAGCTGCCGCGGGTGGTATTGATGTTGATGCAGCTCTTCAGATCAACATAGCTTCCTCTCAGAATGCAGTTGATGCAATAAGAATTATATCAAGTGCTGGTGGTATCGATATTGATGCGGTGGGTGCTGCTACAGAAGATATTAACATTACTAATACGGGTGGTTCTGTTGTAGTTGTTGCAACTGAAGCAATAGCTGATTCAATTGTTCTTTCAAGTTCGGCTGGTGGTATCGATATTTTAGCTCCAGGAGCTGGTGCTGGACTTGATATTGACATTATTAATACTGGTGGCTCTGTCAACATTACAGCAACAGAGGCCGCAGCAAATGCCATCGTGCTAACTGCGTCAAATGCAGCTGGTGGTATTGACATCACCACAGGTGGTGGATCGGTAGATATTAGCTCATCTGGATTTGCAACAGTTGTAGCTGCTACAGATACTCAAGCTAGCCCATCTGCAACAGCAACAATCAATGCGAACGTTGGTAGAGCAACTTTTACAGGATTTACTACAGCTGCTGCTGGTACACAAACATTTGTCATTACAAACTCAATAGTAACCACATCTTCTTGCGTTCTTGTGACAGTATGTAACGAAGGAGCCAATGATGCTCAAATGACGATTACACGTATTACACGTGGAGCTGGATCATTATCAGTTGCTACTAAAAATAATGGCGCAGCCGCATTGAATGGTAATGTTGCTGTCAACTTCTGGGTACTAACAGCGTAAAGGAAATATATGGCGATCAATAATAGTCAAAGATGCATAGCTGCTCCAGAACTTACAACAACCATGAATGGAAGTTTTAAGTTTATCGGCACACTTGTAGAAAGTCCGGCCATTATCATTTTTGATAATCAAGGAACAGATGCAATAGCCATTTCCTTAGATGGTGGAACTACGACATGGAGAACTTTTCCAGCTGGGGAGGCTCTTGTTTTAGATTTGAGAGCAAATCATGGAATAGCTCCTAATTTTACATTTGATAAAGGAACTGCATTTCATGGAAATGGTGCAGCAGGTACATTTTCAATTTCCTATGTTTATGCTAAAAACTCGTAGAGGTATAGATTGAGCCAAATATATAAAACTATGGGGGGAGGCGGTCCTATACCTCCTACTGTGCCTACTTCTTTTGTTACGGATGACGGAACGGCAATTCCAGCTTTGAATATTCTTAATATTGAAGGAATTGATTCTACAGAAAATAATGCAAATGGAATTTTGACAAGAGCTAATCCTAATGCAAGCAATAATCTTGAAATTATCATTTCTAATAGGATTCAAGGAACAACTTCTACTGTGGGAGCTGTGACTAGTCCTATTATTAC